TTATTTTAATTGATTAATTTTATCTTTTATCAAATTTATTTTTTCCTTAGTATCTTCATATTTATTTTTTTCAATAGCTAATAATTTTACTTTGTCCATAATTACATTTAACATTTCTTTTTTTTCTTCTAAGGTTAAATCTTCAAATATTAAGTTATAAAAGTCTTCATAGGCTTTTAAACTATCAACTTTTTCTTTTAAGATTATTTCTTTGTCTAAATTTTTAAGAACATCTTTCATATTAGAATTTTCTGTTTCTAGTTTGTTTATTTTTTCTCTTAAAATATTACTGCTTTTTCCATGAGCCCATTCTTCTAAAAGATATTCTTTTTTTTCCTCATTCAACGATAATTTTAAAAATATTTTATTTAAAATTTCTTCTTTTGGAAAACTTCTCCCTTTTATAAAATCATTTAAATGCCCTGCTGATATTTTACATTCATCAGCAAATTTTTTTTTATTATCATATCTTTCTAAAATCATTTTTTCTAATTCTTTTCCAAACATTTAACATCACCTTTTTATTTTATTTTACAATAGAAAAAATATTTTTATAAAAATTTTCGTAAAAAAAAGAAAAAACCTATTGACATTTTACGTAAAAAAAAGTAAAATGCAAATATAGAAAGAAATAAATATTTTTTTTAAAATATAATGCGTAAAAAAAAGTAAAATGAGAGTAGTTTATGAAAACAATAGAACAAATAAAAAGAAAGAATAGAAGAACTTGAAAAAGAAATATCTTTCTTAGTAGCAGATGCTAAGGAAGATGAAGACAGAAACTATATAACAAATAAAAGAGCAGAATTATTTAGTCTTAAATGGGTTTTAGGAGAATAGGAGGGGCTATGAAAAATTACACACTAGAATTTACAGACCATCAATGGATTATGTACACAGAAGCAGATAACTTATATGGAAATCAAATAGATAACTATTTCAAACTTCCAGACTTAGTATATTTAGAAGATGAATATACTTCTATAAATGCTTACTGGGATAGTGATGAGCAAGCTGGATATATTGACATAGAGATAACAGCAGTTCACAGTAATAGCACTTATCCTTTCAAAACTAAATACTATGATTTTTCTAAGTTCTTGAAAGATTTGAAAGACTTAGAAAATGAAATAGAAATTGACAAACTTAATGTGAGTGATTGGGAATATGAAAAAAAATACCCTTACACAAGTAGAGGACTATCAGTAAGAGATTTTATATAAGGGAGTGTAAAAACTCCCTCTAAGGAGGAGAAAATGGAAAACTTGTTAGATGAATTAAAAAACATAGTAGAAAAAAATAATAAACTTGAAATTATATATGAAATAGAATTTTCAAGCAGGAATAAAAAATGGGGAATAGATATATGGTGTCCTTATATTGAAGATTATATTTTTACTGATTGTAGTAAGCATTTTAAAGACTTGCTAGAAAATGCAATAAAAGAATTGAAAACATTTATAAAAGACTTTAAATGGGAGGAATAAAATGAAAGATTTATATTTTATATCAGAAGAAACAAAAATAATATTTGCTCTAGTAGAGTTAGATAAGAAACCTCAATTAGATTTATTAGGAGTTGATTATTATCATTATGCAGTAATTGAAGCTGGACAAAAATGGTATCACGAAACAAAGGATATTTTAGAAAAATCTAATCATCCAAAAGCTAAAGAAGCTATGAAACAATTAGAAAAGATTTTTAAAGGAATGGGACATCCAAAACATTAAAAAATAAGGGAGGGTTAAAAATGAATTGTAAGATTGTTCAAAAATATTGGTACAGAACAGAATTAAAAGGGCTCAATGAAAAAAGAATTTTAGACATAATAAAATTATTAGAACTTTGGGAGGGGAATGTAAATGATTGTTAAAGATAAATATGCAGAAGCTGAGTTTAAAGATATTGTTAAATATAAAATCAAATGGATTTTTAAAATTCTGAAAATAGCATCTATATTTAATATTATTAAATACAGAATTAAATGGATTTTTAAAATAGTTTATAAAATTTATATGAATTATGTAGAACTATATGACTTTGATAATTTACTGTAGGAGGATTAAATGGAGAAAAAAGAATATATAGGAATGTACAAAAGTTATAAATTTGTAATTATTTATAATGGCAAGCATTATTGTGGATATATAGAGTGTAAGAATAAAAACATTCCTTATTACAACATTATATGTCATGGTGGAATTACTTATACAGGATATAAATTTGAAGCTGAAGGGGATGATACTTTTTATATAGGATTTGACACAGCACACTTAAATAGTTATCCATATAACAATTTAAAGTTCTGTATAGAAGAATGTCAAAACATAGCACAACAATTAATAGTTTTAGAAAAGCCAATAAATTAGGAGGATAGATGAAAACAATAAATATAAAAGGTAAAAATTATGTTCCAGTTGTAGAAAGATTAAAAGAATTTAGAAGCTCTGAAAATTTTAAAAATTGGAGTTTAGAGACTGAATGGCTTTCTATAACTCAGGAAGTAGCAACCTGCAGAGTAATAATAAGAGATGAAACTGGAGTTTTAAAATCTACTGGAACAGCAATGGAGTTAAGAGATGAAAAAAGTTCTCTTGTAAATAAAACATCTCATGTTGAAAATGCTGAAACATCAGCAGTAGGTAGAGCATTAGGAAATTTAGGAATAGGCTTAGATGGAGATGAAGTTGCTTCTTATGAAGAAGTTTCAAGAGCCAAAAAGCAACAATTAATTAATTCTATTAATTCAATGGTAGATGAAAGAAATAGAGATGAATATGAAAGAGAATATAAATTATCTGAAATTGGAATGATGAGTATAGAAGACTTAGAAGTTCTTGAAAATCAATTAAAGATAAATCAAAAGCAATTATTATGTGAAGCTATAACAAATATAGCAACAAATGAGGATATACAAGGTATTTTAAAGAAATATAAAACTAAAAATCTTGGAAGTTTAGATTTAAAAGACCTTCAATCAACTCATGATGTCTTAGTTAAGTTTAGTCAAAAATGTACTCAAAAAGAGTTAGAGGACTTAAAAACTTATTGTAAATTTGTTGATATAGATATGGAAAACTATATCAAAGAACATTATCAAAAAGATGTTAAAGATTTAACAAAAAGAGAATATTCACAAATGAAAAAGAAATTAAATAGCTAGGAGGATAAAGATATGAATTTAGTAGTTCTAAAAGGTAGATTAGTAAGAGATGTAACTCTATTATTTGGAAAAACAGGAACACCTTATACAAGCCTTGTTGTTGCTGTTAATAGATATAGCAAAGAGAAAGATTTAACAGATTTTGTATTATGTACTGCTTTTAGTAAGACAGCAGAATTTATTGCTGAGTATTTTAGAAAAGGGCAAGAAATACTTATTAGAGGTAATGTAAAAGTTGATAACTATGAGAAAGATGGAAATAAAATAAGTAAACAATATATAGTAGTTGAAGCAGTTGAATTCGTAGGAAGTAAAAAAGAAAATACAGAAACTAAGGAAGAAGAAACTCAAACACAAGATAATGAGGAATTTCCTTGGTAAAAAATAAAAGATAGGAGTAAATAATAATGGATAAGCTAGGTTATTCAAGAGAAACACAAAAATTAATATATGCAATTATGAATGATATCTCTAATTCATTCACAGGTCAAGATGCAGGAAAAAAAGCTTATAGTTTAGACTTGGAAGAAACTAAGAAGCAATTAAAACAAAGATTTTTAGAAGTCTATGATATGCAACCTTTAAAATCTCCAATTACATTTTTTTCTAAATATTTGGAAAAGAATAAAGATAAAACTATTGGAGAGATAGAAAAAGAGTTAAAAGAAACATTTATAAAATCTTTACAAAGTACTTTAATTGAGAATAAGACATTTAGCTTAGCACTAAATACATTGACACAAAGCCAAGCTAATGACTTGGTTAAGTGGTTGCTAGAAACTTGTATATATTATGATGTTCCACTAAAAATGGATGTTGAAAACCTAGCTGACCAGTATACTAAAGCTTATCATTATGTGTGTTTAAAAAATAAAATCTGCTGTATCTGTGGAAAAGAACATGGAGTTTTACATCATTATGATAATGTAGCTCGTATTGGTGGTTATAAAAATGATGATGGAAGGGAACTAAGGGTAATGTGTTTATGTTTTGACCATCATAATGAAGTTCATGCAATAGGAACAAAAGATTTTAGTCACAAATATCATGTTGTAGGAATTTATTTAGATGATAGGCAAATAAGAGAGTTAAAAAGGATTTACAAAGGACATTTTCAAGCTTTCAAGGAGGAGAAATGAAAATAAAAGAATATGCAACTGAAAGGATAAAAGATATTCAAGAATTTTTAAAAGGAGATGGAATTGAAGAAAGTATAAGAAAAAATAAATATTCTGTTATAGAAATTCTTGAATATATAGAGGATATGTGTATGGCAGAAGTAAAAGAAACATTAGAAAGATTTGAAACAGCCGTAAAATTCTAAAGTTGAACATTTTGCTGACGTCGGGAAGATGTTAAAAGTATGGAAAATAGGAGGAAGTAATGAAGAAAGAAAAGGTATTAGAGATAGAAATTAAAAAAATAAATGATGAATATTCTGTCTTTTATCCTACAAAATTAAATATTAAAGAATTAGAAAAAGCTGGATATACAGTTACTGAATTTGATGTATTAGATGAAGTTAAAAAACCTGCAATTAATTTTTATTTTAATAATAAAAATGACTTTACTATTTTATTAAATGACACTTCTTTAAATGTACCTTTTATAATAGAAAATATTTATATAGAAGAATTAAAAAGAACAGTAGATGAATATAATGAAAAATACAGAATACTTAAGAGATGGAGAGCAGAAGAAGGAGAAATTTATTATTCTATTGCTGGTGTAGATGTAATAAAAATTGATTCAGAAAATTTAGTAGAATTAGATAACCGTAGATATGAATTAGGTAACTACTTCCAAAAAAAAGAAGAAGCACAAAAAATAATAGATAGCAAAGAGTGGCAAGACTTCTGGGCTAAGGTAAGATCAGGAGAGATTGGAAATGATTAAACTAATAAAAAATAGTGAAATAGACAAAACAACAAGATATAAATTTTATGGAATTAGATGCAATTGTTGTAATAGTACTAATAATGTAAATGTACTAGAAATTAGAGCAGAAAACTCTAGTGGAGGTACAATAATTGATATATGTGATAAGTGTCTAATTGAATTAAAAGAGCAAATAGAGAAACTTGGAGGAGAAAATGTGGGGCTATGAAAATGACAATGAATTTTACGAATATGCAATATCTAAAGTTTTAGAGCATAAAGCAGATGAGCTAGAACAAAAGGAATTTAATAAACTAAAAAATATGATAGATAAAAAAGAAAATTATATATTTAAAAAAAACTCCAAGAAATATCTGAAGCCAAAAAAAGAGTTATAAAAAAATTTCTGAACTATGAAAAACTAGATGATAGAGATTACAGCTTAATCAAAACAAATATAGATTTCTTTGATTTTAAGTTTAAAAAAGTAAGGGAGGCAGTTATATGATAAAAGCTAAGCCTCGTAAGAAAAATATAGTAAAAGTGAATGAGAAGCAAGAAATTAAAATTATTAAAAATTAAAACCTTAGATTTAGAAAAAGAAATTAAAAAGCTGATTGATGCTTCAAAAAGATTTTTTGGCTTTATAGATAAAGAAATAAAAATAGATAATATTTATTAAATAGGAGTTGATAAAAATGAATGAAATTGTAACTATAAATAATGTAAGAGGATATATAGATAAAAAAGGTACTGCTTGGCTAAATCTTGAAGATGTTGCAAGAGGTTTAGGTTTTATAAAAAGAGAAGTAAAGAATGGGAAAAAATATGAAAGAGTAAATAAGCAGGCATTAAAAGGGTGGTTAATAGAATTCGGAATTATAAATTCCGAAGATGATTTACCTGAATATATTCAAGAAAATGTATTTTATAAACTTTGTATGAAAGCTGATAATGAAGTTGCAAGGAAATTTCAAGATAGGGTATGTGATGAAATATTACCAAGTATTAGAAAGACTGGAATGTATTTAACTGACAATGTATTTGAAGTTATGATGAAAAGCCCTGAGAAAATTGGAGAAATGTTAATAGAGTTTGGAAAAACTAAAAAACAAAATGAACAATTAATTTTAGAAAATAAAGAAAAAGATAAACAGATAATTGAGTTAAAGCCAGCTAAAGAATATTTAGATAAAATTTTATCTACTGAGGATACAATGGCAATAACACAGATTGCAGCAGATTATGGAATATCAGGAATTAGATTAAATAAAATATTACATGATGAAAGATTTATAAGAAATGTTAATGGTCAATGGCTTCTATACTCTGAACATATGAATAAAGGCTATACGAAGTCTGAAACTATAATAATGAAAAGAAAAGATGGAACAGATAAAGCAATACCAACTACAAAATGGACTCAAAAAGGCAGATTGAAAATACATAATATTCTAACTAATCTAGGATTTTTAGCTAATATGGACAAAGAAAAGAAAATTTCTTGAAGGAGGAAATATGGAACAAAAAAGAGATGATATAATAAAAAATACAGTAGTTGAACAAATTGAAGAACTTTATAAAAAATTAATTTTAAGAAAAAAGGCTTCATAAATGGAAAAAGTAGCTATTTATATAAGAGTTTCTAAAAAAGAACAAAGTAAGGATAATGGGAGTGAGAGCTCCCTTAACATCCAGTTAAAAAAATGTTTGGACTACTGTAAAGAAAAAAATTATGAAGTTTTAAAAGTTTATCAAGATATTGAAAGTG